CCTCATACTTCTCTGGATACTCAATGAGGTGCCGACCATTCGACACACGTGCCATTTTTGCCATCCAAACCGGGAGCACCAACAATATGGGCTCAAGCACACCAGTGACCAGCTTTTCAGCCGTGTCATCCGACGCACCACTGAAGTCACTGGACTCATGCCCAAGTTCCCCAGTTCCTACTTTAGATGCATACTTTGCCGTCTCACTGAGCATTGCAGTCGTGGGAGAAGAACCCATCAACTGGAAACACCAGTATTCTTTCATAATACCATGAAGAGTTTTCTGAAACCAGCGAAGACAATACTGCCTTCTAGCCTCGGATTTCGTAATGATTCGTACTTTGAATGGCTCACAGACAAACGCAACCTTTGCGGCTGGCATGTCGGTGTCCACGTACTCCTCAAGACACATTTCCTCAACAAACTGATTCCATTTCTCCTCAGACTCGGGGTAGTGCCAACGGGTCAGGTACTCCACATTCCCTGATTTGTCGACAACACGATCGAGACCCTGAGGAACCGGCTCTTCCTGCCTTTCGGCAAAGTCGAGTCTTTCCTCATAGTACTCGTAAGTGAAGGGCTCATTTTTGTACCGCTTATTCTTCACACTTTTTGGGGTGCGTCCGTCCACCGACTGTTTCTGCATCTTCTGAAACAACGGATGAGGTTTACGGCCGTAGGACCCCTCAATAAACTCGGGATAAAAATCTTCATTCTTCTCGTAGTAAAACTCACGCGAAGGATAGTTCTCAAACCCGATTCCCGGAGCCACGAGGTAGGAGTCGTCTCCGAAACACTGGTTGACAAGTTCACCAACCAGACCGCCGCGAGAGATCGAACGCTCGTAGCAGGATTTATTGGAACACGATAGTTCTGCGAGAGTCTCAAACTTGAGGGAATCTTTCACAGCCACCTTCATCTTCCGAGTGATGCTATCAAGCATCGGTCGGATGGCGGACACCGCAGCCGCACAATCTGCGTCAGACGCTGTGTCGGCGGTTGAAACTTTAACACGGTGTTTCCTACCGTTCACTTCGACTGTATCAAAAGTCAAAGGAAGAGCAGCATTCTTTGCTTTAAAGATACTGCTAAAAAGGTGATAATTCATTCTCGTACGAGACTTCAAACGCC